GGTCGTATGGGCGTTACTTTTCGAGATGACACAACAATACGGCTCACAGAACACAGTCAGGTTGTGGTGGATGAATTTGTTTTTGATCCTGACCCAAATAAATCTAGTATGGCAATCAATTTTGTAAAAGGCACTGGCAGATTTATTTCAAGCAAAACAAAACGCATACCTAAAGACAACATCACTGTTAGAACGAACTCGGCTACAGTTGGTATTCGTGGCACGGATTTCACAATCACTGTAAAAGAAACAGGAGAGGCCCTGATTATCTTGTTGCCTGATGCAAGCGGGGAAGCGAGTGGGGAGATAGTGGTTTACACGGCATTGGGAGAAACTGTTCTTACTAAACCCTATGAATCCACTACTGTATATAACTTTGAAACAGCACCGACAAGAGGCGTAGTTTTAAATCTTGATCTATCCATGATTGACAATATGTTAATTGTAAACCCACCAGAAAATGAAGAATCAGAAACAGAAGAAAACAATACCAGAGCAGACAATATATTGGATGTTGATTTATTGGAATTTGATGAACTTGATACCGATGAATTACAAAATGATGAACTTGAATACACTGAATTAGATATAGATTACCTTGCTGCTAATTTTCTTGAGGATTTACTGGATGTAATACAAGAGATTGATGAACTCTCAAAAGCAAACAAAGCATTATCATCTGATGGTATTAGAGGTACAGATATTGGATACGATAGTGATACCCAGATAAATACATTTGTAAACGATAGTGAAGTTAAGTTTATTAGACAAGTAGAAGATAACTTACAAATGCAAGTATCAAAGGATGGATCATACAGCATAAGAATCGAACAAGAGGGTAAGGTCAATCAAGTCATCACGAATGGTGGTGGCAGTTCTACAATCAATATCAAACAGGGAAGTTAAATAGGATTACCCTCAGAATCGCACTTGTGTACCAGTTCAAGTTCGAGATCAATATAGTGCTTGGCTTTCAATAAATCTTGCACTTTATCTTCTTTATCTCTGGTAACGTATTTGACTACATTACCCATACAAAAAGAGAGATTGTTTGCCACAATGTATTCAATAGGTTGAATTTGTTTTTTATAATGATCTCCACCCATTTGTTTATCCGTTGCTAGTTTTTTTCTCATAAACACTTCCATTTAAGATTTGAATGTGTATATAATACAGCAATCGTGTAGAAATGGGAAAAATAATGAAAGAGAGAAAAGGGTATTCCAATTTTATGTCAACCACAGAGCTTGCTGCTCGGTGGCACAAATCCCCAAGAACTTTAGAGAACTGGCGCGTACAAAGTATCGGCCCAGCTTATACCAAGATTGGCGGTACTGTCTTATACGAAAGAGATGTTATCGAAGATTACGAAAAACAATCAAAAAGTAAATAGCAATGAACGCTAGAAATAAAGGGAGAAGGGGTGAGAGAGAAGTGATTGACGTTATTAAAGAAATGACTGAGGTTGAGTTACAGGTCAATTATTCTCAGACCTATGGTGGCGGGCATGATTTATTGGGTGGTGAGCCGTATGCGATTGAAGTAAAACGTAGGAAAAGTATTACGCAAGGCGATGTGCGTCAGTGGTGGGTGCAAACGTGCGAGCAAGCGGAGAAGGTAAATTTAATACCTTGCTTGTGGTACAGGGCAGATAGGCAACAATGGCAAGTGGTTTTACCACACACTAGCAAACTTTTTCCAGATGATGATTTCAACTGCACAGCAACAATAAACCCTGAGTTGTGGGCTAAGATTTACAAGGAACATAAAGATGGCTCACAGTAGATTCTCACCATCAGCAGCAAAGCGTTGGATGGCTTGTCCTGGTTCAATACAACTATCTGAGTCAATACCTTTTGTTATGGATACCACAATACCCGCAGCTACAGGTACATTGGTTCACCACATGGTAGAGATGTTGCTCAAAGACAGACTAGAGAATGTCACATTGAGTGACTACTGGTTAGATCGTGAAGAAGAAATAGATGGATTCAATATCAAAGTAAATAAGTCAATGATTGATTGCGCGGAAGTCTATGTTGATTATGTTAAGAATAGACAAGAAGAATTAGAAGGCACTTTATTAATAGAAGAAAAGCTATATATAAATGAAATATCTTCTGAGTGTTGGGGAACAGGCGATGCCACCATACTTGGAAAGAAGGCAAACCGAATAGCAGTAATTGATTTAAAATCAGGTAAATTCCCAGTAGATGTTGAAGATAACCCACAATTAATGATCTATGGTTTGGGTGCATTAGCAAGATACGGAAATGATAGAACTACAATGGAATTGACAATCGTACAACCAACCTCATATCACAAAGATGGCAAGATTCGCGCATGGGATATAACTGCGGATAACCTAGTGGAATGGGGTTTCAATATTCTAAAGCCAGCTATTGAGGCTTGCTTAGAACCAGAGCCAGTATTTAATGCTGGGAGAGATCAATGTCGCTTCTGTCGAGCAAAAGAAATTTGCGAGGCATACAAAAAATACGAGGTATCAACATGAGCGAAGATATACAAACATTTTCTTTTGAGGATGGAGTCGAGCATAAAATTGACGATCTATCTGATGAAGGTAAATTAACTTTAAACAAATTGACTTCTGTCAATAACGCAATTCGTGACGTGAAAGGGAACGCTGAGTTTGAATTAGAAAAACTTTCTATCCTGAGTGCGCATTACAGCAGTCAATTACAATCTATTGTCAATCAAAAAGAGGAGAGAAAAGACAATGAGCCTAAAAGCAATAAGAAGTAAAACGCAGTTAAAGCCACCACGCATAACCATTCATGGAACGGCTGGTATTGGAAAGACATCGTTTGCAGCAAGTATGAATAAAACAATATTTGTGCTATCGGAAGATGGGATGGGTAAAATCCAATGTGATCATTTTCCTGTCGCAAGAGATTTCGATACCTTTATGGATAACATGAATTCTTTGTTAAAAGAAGATCATTCATTTGCTACAGTTGCGGTGGATTCTTTAGATTGGCTTGAACCGCTTATCTGGGAAAAGGTATGCGCAACACACGGCAAAAAATCAATCAGCGAATTTAATTACGGAACTGGTTATGTTGAAGCGTTGAAACATTGGCGTGATTACATAGATGTTCTTAATCGTTTGAGAGATGAAAAGAAAATGACTGTTGTGCAAATTGCACACACACAGATCAAGCGTTTTGAGTCACCAGAAGTAGAAGCGTATGATCGTTACGAGCTAAAGTTACATAAAAAAGCAAGTGATCTTATTCTAGAACACAGCGATGCTTGTTTCTTTGCTAACTACAAACTTGGTACTGTTAAGGTTAAGGGTAAAGGTGGGCAAACAACAAATAAAACTGTTCAAGGAGATAGATTGTTATATACCCAAGAACGACCAGCTTTTGTAGCAAAAAACAGGTATGGATTGCCCGAAGAGATGAATTTCGATTGGCAAGAAATAAGATCAGCAATTATCGGGAAATAAAGGAGAATAATATGACCGATTTGAGTAAGTACGGGCATGATTTTGATGCCGAGATGGAATCGAAACCAAAGATAGAAGAAGGTCGACACAACATGACTTTCGTTGGTGACGAAATAGTAGTTGGTAATAATGGTTGGGAAGCAGTCAAACTATCTTTCGAGATAGAAGGCACTACCATGAATGTAGGTTACACTTGCACTATGGCGCATGATACCAGTGATAAAGCGGTTAGTATTGGTATTGAGTCACTTAGAAAAATAGGAAATGCTTGCGGTGTAACTGGCACATTGACTGACCCTGAGAAACAATTACTTGGCAAGAAGTGTAGTGCTGAGTTGGTTGTCAATGACAGAGGTTACTTAGAAATTAAGAGTAACTTTGGCAACACGTTTTCTGCGCCTGAAAAAGCAACAAAGAAAAAACCAAGTAAGAAAGAACAAATCAAAGCCGAAACTGATTTTGTAAAAAAGGCATCAGCCGATACAGACGACTTTGACGATGAAATACCATTCTAAGTATCCATTCCTGGATCACAGGCCGTCATTGTGTTCATACTGTTTAAAACCAGTTGGCGGTCTGTTGTTTAGATGGAAGGATAGATGGTATGGTGCTTGTAGCAAAGAGCATTTAGATAAGATAAAAGAACAATTAGAAACGGGGCAGAGAGAAACCTTGAAAACACCAATGATAAATAATGACGCGGTAATTGATGCAGTAAGTTCATCAAAAGATACTTACATCAAACTCGCAAAAGAAAATAAATCATACGTTCTACATCAGTGGAGCAAAGATGATCGCGTTGGATTATTTCGTGAGGCAATCAAAGAATATTTGGTGATATGCACAGAACAAGCAAACAAAGGTTTTTCCATAGAGGACAATGGTTGATTTAACTAAATATGTAAAAGATGGAATTACCATTGATGAAAACTTTCACTTTCGAGGTGCAAGTAAATCCGTTGATGACCTAATTTATGAAATGAGCAACGAAGGATTGTTGGTCGATTATTTGGAAACGTCAGGCGAATTAGTTCGCGTTAAGGTAGGCGGTGGGAATAATCATCGGCCGGACAAGCATGGTGAGAAAAGTGGCTGGTACTCGTTCTTTCAAACAGGTGATTATCAAAACGCAGTTTATGGTAACTGGCGCACCGGATTACAAAGGCAATGGTCTAATTTTGATGTCAATGAATTAGAGCCAAAGCAAAGACAAAAATTAAAATCAGATTTAGAAGAAGCCAAACGCAAAGCCGAGGAAGAAAGATTGAAACGGCAAGACGAAGTTGCCGAGCTATGCAAAAAGAGATTTGGAACTTACAAAGAATTAACCGAGCATCCTTATCTGGATGCAAAAGGCATTAAGAACGATTACGGAT